AGAAAATTAAGTTTTATTTTGAAAAGGAAAAATAAACAAGGAGGATGATTTTTAAATGGAAGAAAAAGAATTATTAGAAAAAAACAGATTCACAGAAGAAGAGTATAAAAAAAAGGTTAAAGAACAATTTAGACAAATGCTTGAGGATGATTCAAAAAAAGAACAAGAATTAATTATGAATAAACTGAGAAAAAAGCAAAACGCAAGTTTGAGAAAACTTAAAAGAATGGTGCAAATCAAAAAAGAAACTGATGAATTTGTTAAAAAGCTAAAGGAGCAAGAACAATGATTAAAACAAGGATTGAAGAACTTGATTCTTTAATTGAAATGTACACTATAGAAATTGAAGATGACACAGAATGTCTAAAAAAGTATAAAGATGAGTTGGAGAATGTTTTAAAAGAATCTGACTGCTTATCAGAAGTTGATAATAGCAGAATATGTAGTTTGCACAAAATTGTAGAAAGAAAGGCAAACCAAATCGTTTTGAAGAAAGAATTAAATCGTTTATTTTGGTGATTAGTATTATCAGTATGATTCTTGCAGTTTTTTAAATAGGAGGTAAATATACTTATGAATGCAAAAGAAATGTTTGAAAAATTAGGATACAAAAAATGTGATGAATGCATAAGTCCTGTGTATATCAAGAAGAATGACCCATTTACATGGGTAAACTTTTGCACAACAGGAGTTGGAATTTCAACACAACATGGTTTAGGGTACGAATTCTTAGACTGTAAATTGGTAAAAGCGATTAATAAACAATGTGAAGAGCTTGGGTGGTTAGAAGAAGAAACTTGTACAAACGAATCAGAATATAATTTAGTAGATGGATTTGAATGTTCAAATTGTGGAATTATTATCGAAAATTATAACGAAATCGAAATTGATGAAGATTATCCAGAAGATAGATGTATGAAAGAATACGCACCGAGATATTGTCCAAATTGCGGCAGGAAGATTGTCGATTGAAAAGGAGATTAACTAATGAGTGGTGGAAGTTACAGCTATGTGTATTGCAAAGTTGAAGAAGAATGTGTTAACAGAATGTTCGATTCTCAATTAAATGAAATGATGAAAGATTTAGTTAAAGTGCTACACGATTTAGAATGGTGGCAGTCGTGTGACTGTGATGAAAAACGTTATCGTGAAACAGTTACTAAGTTCAAAAAGAAATGGTTTAAACAAACTAAGATTGATGTACAGAAACAAATCGAATCAGAGTTTGAAAAAACAAAGGATGAGTTAATGAAAGAGTTTGAATATTTAAATGATGATGAATAAAATTAAAAAATCAATTATTAAGAACCTGAATCTTATTATTCCTTGTACAGTACTTTATGTTGTATATGCAGTTATTGTATATGCAACATTATATGGATTGAACGCACCATCAGGTAATCCGTTGGAGAGTGGTTTCTAATATGTGGTTTACAATAGGATTGATGTTAGGTGCTATATGCGGATTGATTGTATGTAGTTGTGCAATGGTATCGCAGATTACAAGTTTAGAAAATATGATTGCAGCACAAAAAATGGAAATTATGGATTTAAAAAATAAGGTGAATAAAGAATATTTGTATGATGGATTTGAGGAAACAAAATGAAATTAATACCAAGAGAAGAATTAGCTTTTATTGTAGATCACTTAGGCGAAGAAGATGTTTACTCTTATACTATGAAACTGATTTTTGACATGTATGGAGATGATTGGTTTGTTGAAGGATGTACATGGCTGAAAGTAAGAGAAAATGAAGAAAGAAAAAAAGAATTAGAAAGGTTAGGATATAAAGGTGTTAAAGAAATACAGAATTAAATATATCAAAGACAATAATATTTGTGTGATGGAAGTTCATGAAGAGTCAAAAAGTATGGCAATGTATAAGTTCTATATGAAACATCCATCATGCAGCATTGAGGAAATTGAAGAGATTGCATAGGAGAGAAAATGAGTAAAACGGATTATGAAGAATATGTAGATGTTCAAGTGGATGCATTAATTAAAAAGCTTGAAATGTTCAAAATCTATGAAAGAAAGTTTAAATCGTTGGATGGAATTTTAAAGGATTTGGAAGTTCGAAAAAAAGAATTTTCAGATCCAAAATCTCCATCATTTGAACAAAGGTTGGATTCAAAAAAGAACAAGGATATTACAAATGATGTTCTTGTAAAGTTTATTTCAAAAGAAAAAGTGCTTGAAGATGATAAGAATCTTATCTTAGGAAAGATGAGAGAAATTGAAACAATTATTGATCTTATTCCAGATGATGATATTCGTTTATATATGAAACGTCATTATGTCAACGGAGAATCATTTGAGAAGCTTTCAGGCGAAAAGTTCTGTAGCAGAATGAAAATGTATTACGCGATGAAAAAAGAGCTTAAAAAGCTCATTATGGGAGATTTGAACAAATGAAAAAAATATTATGTGCAATTTTAGGAATGACAATGTGTCTAGGTTTGGCGGGATGCCAAGAATCAGATACAGCTAATCATAATTTAAGAGTGGATGCAAACAACTTTAAAATATCGAGAAAGGTTGTGGCATTAAATACTAGAACAAATGAACCATTGTTTTCTGTTGAAGGAAAAATATCTATTGAAACAGATAGTGATGGCGATTTGAATGTAACGATTAAAACTGGAAAAGATAAATATAAATTGTTTTATGCACATTTATCAAAAGATGTTACATATACAAGTATTCAGACCGATTCGGTAAAAGAAAATCCGTATGGATATAAAATAACATTCTTTCCTGCTAAAGAAACGATTGAACATGGCTTGATTAACGTAGAAGATACAAATAAATAAACACATTACAGCATGGCTCAAAAATTCATAAAGTTTTTATTTTAGAAAAGTGTTATAAAGTAGCCTATTTACTAGGCTTTTAAAAGGTTTGTAGTTGGTCTGATAATATATAGTTATCGGACATAGAAAGAAGTTCAGATGATAAACAAAATTAAATGGTTTTTTAAAAGATTATTCTGTAAGCATGAATTTACTTGGTGTGTAAAGAATGAGATGTTTCATTGTATCAGCGGTGAGACTCAGTATCTTGTGTGTTTGAAATGCGGGAAAGTGAAAGATACAAGATTTGTTGAATTTGAATAAATGTATGCTTTATAGGGTTGTCAAAGAAAAGAGGAATAAAATGAATAAATTATACAAATTATTAATGGTTGGAATGATTAGCATTTCCTTATTTGGATGTGCATCTATGGATCGTTGGGGTACTGATATAAAATCCGATTTGAATGGTGGATTGAATAGAATAATCAATGTGTATACAGCAGATGGAAAAATTATAGCTAGCTATGAGGGAAGAATTGATATTGAAACAAATGATGGTGGATATGTAAAATTTGATTATGATGGGAAAAGATATGTTTATTATAATTGTTTTGTAGAAACGATTGCAGATAAATAGGAACGGTATCATGGAAAGTGTTGGATACTTAAAAATCATGCCGTGCTATAACAGATGGTTTATAATTTTGCATAATGATGAAGGATGGGGTTATGAATATAATCTCACCAAAACAAAATATAAAAAGTTTGATAAGTTTATTGTCAACGATGGAATAAAGTATAGATATAGACAAGATGCTCATGGACGTGATGGATTTAAAAGAATTATAGCGCTTGATCGGCAGAATTTTGAAAAAGTAATGTTTTATTTAAGAACGCATTTCAATAATGGCCGGATGTATTTAGGTAAATGTTATTATGATTTTTATGCGGAAATGACCGCTGGTTGATAGGAGTGATATTGTGAGAAAGTTTTTATCAGAAGTGAAAAAGTTTTTTCTGATTCGTGATATAGAAAGTTTATTTGTGCAATATGGAAATAATGTTGCATGTATTTATATGGCACATTATAAGTTTATAAGGTGTCATTATGAGAATGATATACTAGTGGCTGAGCATTATATTTGTGAATCGCAATTCAAAAGTTTATATAGAAAGTTTTTGGATAATGAAATTGAGACTTGCAACTATGAAGATATCATGGATGGATGTAATAAGTTTTATCTGAAATCAGAAAAAGAATATGCAAAGTTTTTAAGAGTATTGTTTGATATGTAGAAAGTTTTTTAGGAGTGATGAAATGGACGAAAATAGGTTTTCTTATAAAGAAGTTTTTATAAAGTATGATAATGTACAGATTGGTGTTATTTGTTCTAAGATGGTTGAAAAAGTTTTTGAATACAATGCGCATGATGATGAAGATGTGTCTGTGAATTATGTTTATTATGTGAAGAAAGAAAAGTTTTATCAGTTGCTGGAAAAGTTTTTTGACGGTTCGATTCTATGCAAGCATGAAAAAGAATCTCAAAAGTTTTTTCCAACTTCTCAAGAACAATTAGAAAAAGTTTTTTTGATTCTAGATAAATAAGTTTTTCAAAATAAAGTTTTTCAGATATAATGGATGCATGAATGATTATGTAAGTTTTCTATGCACACTATTAAATATAAAGATTCCAAAAGTTTACTTTAAAGCAAATGATAAGGTTTATGATCTTAAACATAAACCAGTCAATAAAGAACTTTTTCAAGTAAAAGATACAAGCATATGCACATCATACCCAAAAGAAAATGTAATTTGTGTAAACCTGAATACATCCATAGATAGTAGTTTAGTTTATATATATATCTTGCACATGAAATAAGACATTTATACCAATATGCATGTGTATATAAGAAGAATCAAAAAGTGTTTTCTATAGATGAAAGAAGCGTTTCTATATGGAAAAAAGAATTTGAAAGTTATAAGGATTCAAGCAACGAACACTATGAGAATCAGGAAATAGAAAAAGATGCAAACTTGTTTGCGAATTTTATCGCGATAGTGATATTTAAAAGAGTTTTGGATATAAAGGAAATGGACCAAAAAGAATATGAGTTTAAAACTAAACTTTTTATGAACTTTTTCGCATCGAATCCGGTTAAAAAACAGCTGATCCAGAAGCAGATAAAAAAATGAAAGTATAAAAAAAGGACTTTTTTACAAGTCCTTTTCAATTTTTTCAAGTTCTCTTTTTGCGCGATTGAAGCGATTTTTTTCGCGCTTGCTTTTTTCTTTTTGATCCCATTTTTCTAGATGGTTTTTTGCATATCTTAAAAGCTGATCATATAGAAAAGCTTTTGTATATGAATCAAAGTTGTAAATAGATCCGTTTATAAAATGTAAATCAACATACTTTGCATATCTTCCAATTGATATATAACTAATATATCCATTGCTGAATAAGCCGGCTTCACGGCTCATATATTGCAATAAATTACATAAATTTTTAATGTCATTAACAGTTTTTTTCATTTTCTTTACCTCCTAAAATGGAAATGCTTCAAGCATTTCATTTAATTTTTGTTGTTCTGTAAGTGCTGTTTTTTTCTTCTTCTTTGGCGCTGCTTTTTCAACGCTCATTTTATTGATTTTACCATTTTTGTATATATAGCTTTCTTGTAATTTGTTTCTATTAAAAACATCTATAGTTTTTGAATAAGTGTTATAAGTTGCTAGCAAGCTTTTTGAACCTGGTTTACAAATCTTAAAAAGATCCTTGTTTAAAATATCAACATAGCATTTATAAATTTTGAAGAAATAACAGATATCTTTTATTTCTTGGATATCAGGCGCGAAAAGTTCTTTTTTCGCTTCTGTATTGAAATATATTTGAATATCATAGTTGAAAAGCTTGTCAAGATCATGAGCGACAAAAAGCCTTAATTCATTTGTTTGAGCTGCTGCATACATGCATTTATTATGATCAAATTTAAAACCATGATCTTTTAAAACTTTTTCAGTTGAAGCGCTTGGAGTTCCTAACGCTTCAATATAAATGTGGGGTTGTTTCCGTTCATTTGTAATATAGTAGTTAAAGTGAGTTCGCTCACGCTTCCATATTGTCATTTTTAAGACCTCCTAAAATATCCAACGTATACAAAGTATTTACAAATAGCCAAAGTTCGCGCGGTTCAAGCATCCACACAATTGTATCTAAACCATAATTAAGATCATATAAACCGTTTAAATGTTTGGTTATTGTGTAAGGTTTGCAGCTAGATCCATTTAGTCGATCTAGTTTTTTTTCTGTAAATTCAATATATTCTTTGTTATTCATTTTTAAAACCTCCATTCATTATCTTCAAAAATATTTATAACAAGTGTATAAAGTTTGTTACTTACTTGTTTAGAATCGCTTAATAGTTGATCATAATAAATATTTATGACTTTCTCATTTTCTATATAAGCAAGATCAAAAATAAAAGATTCAATATGATCCACCAAACATTCATAAAGAAAATCATAAATGATGTAATTACCTGAAATAAGATCATTCATATATGATCTTATTCTTGCATATTTATGCAATAATTTAATTTCTAAAAGTTCCATTGTATAGCCTCCTGCAATTAATAAATAAGTGGTAATATTATGTTTGATAAGCCTAAAAATAGGCCTATCAACAATGCGTCAAAACATATATAGAAGTAGAATTTTAATAATGCAAGTATGAGCACCTGGACGGCGCTCATCTTGTCAAGATCTTTGCGTGTTAACATTGGAATATTACACCTACCAATCAATTTTAATGTTTGTTAGAACATAATCCCAAGAAGTACCGTAGTGCGTAACGCCCCATAAATACATATCAAGTTTTTCGTTGTAGTAAACAACTTCATCGATATCTTGTAATAATCTAGCGCCCCAATCATCCACAATAAACCATTGAAATACTTCTTGATATTCATTTTGTTCGTTTTCAAGTTCTTCTATTTGTTCATTTATTTCATTTATTTCATTTTCAATAATTTGCGATGGGTTATTTTCGTTTTCTTCTTCTAACTCGTCTCTTTTTTCTTCTAGTTCTTCTATCTCGTCCGTGTTGTCAATAATACCGCTCACTTGCTCCCATGAACCTATGTCATAAGTCAAGTTCATGATGTCATTGTTTAATACGGCATCGAAAGCCTTTGCAAGTGTGGCATAGTCTACACGTCCATTTTCTAAACCGTATTCACTAATAGCATTTCCATAATAGTATTTTTGTTCTTTCATTTTCTTTTTAACCCGTCTATGGTAGAATAGAAAAGCAATATATACAAGACGGGCTTAACCTCCTGAATATTGTGTATAATTGCCGTTGTGTGAATCCCTTTTGAGTTTGGCGACCTGGAAGGGGTTCACGTTTTTATTTTTTTTTGTTCATGTCTTTTTCAATCAAATCTACTATATAAGCGGTTTTATTTGGTTGTTTATCAAGCCATTTTATAAGGTCTATATTTTCTTTTTTCACTCTGATTTCGTATTTTCTATAATTGGCTTTATTAAATTCTTTTATGTATTCTATTTGATTGAAAGAACCACTTTTTTTTCTTACAATGTTTACACCTCCTAAACTTGACTATTTAAACAAACGGCGCTATAATTTATTTGCTTATTTAATGACGCTATTCATTGACTTTTATGTCTATGAGTAAGCGCCCTTTTTTTATGTCTAAACTTATTTTTATATGAAGTTTAAACAACAATTTATTTAATAGGCTTATAAACTTATCCATACTATCAAGTCCAATCTATCAATTTATAGTTGTCTTGGCTTGGCTTTATGAGTAAGCGCCGTTTGTTTTGTGTAAGCTTTTTATTTAGCTTACACTTACATTATAAACATATACATGTATATGTCAATAAAAAATTAATAATATTTTTTCGGTGCTCATTTTTTCAAAAAGCTTTTGTATTCTCAAACGTGCACGCAAGCGCCTATTTATAAGGCTTTTAAGCGTGTTCGCTTTTGGTCTTATAAGATATAGTTATCAGACCGGTATTATATACATGTATGGACGTGGTGAGCGTCCTTTTTTTGTGTGGTTTGCTTGAGCTCCATCAAGGAAGCCAAGCGACACGCTAAAAACATATGGAACGGGTGCGCATGATGCAATGCACTGGAGTGATGCAAGAGTTATTGCATATATAAGAACGTGCGCGCGTGTTCTATTGATGTAGTCATGGCTATGGTATGAAACACGCTTTCAACAATGCGTGTTGAAAAATGTTTCAACACAATAATAAATATGTGAATGTCATATGATTAAAGCCGTGAATGGTGCGGTGTGGTGGTAGCTGCATAATCCAAATTTTGAACCCTGAAAGCGCCCTTGGCTGGGATCAGATCAGCAGATACCCCCCTATCTTTCGGAAGTTTTTTGCGTTTCGGGGAACGGCGTGGGGAGTTTAAAAAAACTCGGTCATGCGCGCACGAGAGGGGGGTAAAATCTGAATTTCTTCATTTTGTACAGTGTACAAAGAAAAACCGTGATATTCTGTAGTTGTGAAGATTGGAAAACATCTTCTAGAACACAAACAAGGTAGTTCTTGGATTGTTTCATATTGTGCCCGTTTGAAAAAGACCTGTGGAAACACGGGTCTTTTTCATATCACTGCATTCAAAGGGTTTACTGTTCATATTGTCGTCCTTTAAATCTGTTAACTAAAACTTTGAATGTAGCGATATGAAAAAATATTATGGTTCAGAAGCAACGAAAACGGGCGCTAGAAATTATGCTAGAAAATTCTACTCAAGCAAGGCTTGGGAAAAGAAAAGTAAAGCGTATAGAAAGGCGCATCCGCTTTGTGAAAGGTGTTTAAAAAAAGGAATCTATACAAGGTCTACTTGTGTGCACCACAAAGTACACATTGACCAGGACAACTATAGAGATATACACATTCTATTTGGTGATTCTAATTTGGAAGCGTTGTGTGACTTATGCCATGCAGAAGAACATTCCAAACGCAAACCATCTTTTGAATTTGATGAAAATGGAATGCTTATAGGATGTGGAAGGGAGGAAGAATGCAAAAAGGAGCATGGAAAAAAAGAATAAATTCTCAACTAGAAAATTTAGGTACATATTCCCCTGAATATTCGGTTGCGATTGATTCACTTGCAGATGCCTTGGCCCAATATGATTCAACAATGAAGCAATGGAGAGATTCAAGCAAAGCAAATGGTTTCAAAACATTACAGATGGTTGTTGAATACACGAACAAGGCTGGTGCAACGAATTTATCACGCTCACCATATTACATTATTACCGTTCAATTACGTGATCAAATTATGAAATACTGCAAAGAACTTGGCTTGTCACCTACTTCACTTTCAAAAACAACAGAAGTATCCGGAAAAAAAGGTGATGAATTGGATGAGTTCATGAGCAGATTTAAATGAAATATCTAGACATTTATAAAGAACGTATTAAATCGGGTGAAGATGTAGTCGGTAAGTGGATAAAGCTTAATCTTCAATATGTTGAAAGAGGTTTAGCAAATGGAGATTTCTTCTATGATGAAAAAAAAGCGGAAATGCATATAGCGTTTATTGAAACGTTTTGTCACCACGTAGAAGGAAAAACAACAAAAGTAAAGCTTGAACCTTGGCAAAAATACTATATTGCGTGCATATTCGGACTTGTTGATAAGAATGGGAAAAGGCAGTTCCGTGAAATACCTACAGTCATGGGCCGAAAACAAGGAAAATCATTTCTTTGTGCAGGTATTGAACTTGATGTTGGATTTACATCTGATGAAGCAGGTATGCAGATATACAATATAGCGCCAAAGTTAAAACAAGCGCAGATCATTTACAACGTTCTGTATCAAATGATGGAACACTCTAAAGCATTGAGTCAAAGAGTAAAAAAACGTAGAACAGATATCTACATGAAACAGAACAACTGTAGATGGGAGCCAATTGCCTTTGCATCTAAAAAATCAGACGGATTCAACCCATATTTGACAATCTTTGATGAGTTTGCAGCCTGGGAAGGTGAAGCGGGTATGAAAATGTACAACGTTATGTTGTCGGCAGGTGGTGCAAGACCTGATCCACTTTATATTCCTGTAAGTACCGCAAACTATATTGATGAAGGATTATATGATGAACTATTTGTTCGTGGAACATCTGTTTTACTTGGTACGTCTGATGAAAAACAAATGTTGCCTTTCTTTTACATGATTGATGATATTCAAAAATGGGATGATCCTATTGAATTGAGGAAGGCAATGCCAAACCTTGGAATATCTGTCTCTTATGAATATTTGCAGAATGAAATTTTAAAGGCCCATAGCTCACCTACATATAAGGCTGAATTCATAACAAAATATGCGAATATCAAACAGAATTCAACAGAAGCATTATTTAGTGCAGAAGATATTAACAAAGTTAAAGGTGAAGAACTTAGATTTGAAGATTTTGCACATACATATGCAGTTGGTGGAATTGACTTGTCACAAACAACCGATTTAACAGCCGCATCTGTAGTTATACGAATTCAAGAACATGACTACATATTTACTCATTTCTGGCTTCCAACATTAAAAATCAAGGAGCTAGAGGAAAGAGACAAAATACCATATACAAGATTTATTCAATTGGGATATTTAAGTCCAAGTGGGGAAAACTTTGTACGGTATGAGGATGTTACGGAATGGTTTGAAATGTTGCGTAAGAAATACAAGATTTATTGTGTAGTCGTTGGATATGACCGTTATTCAGCTCAATATCTTGTGGATGATATGAAGAAATACGGATACAAGATGGATGATGTCATTCAGGGCACTAACCTTACACCGGTTATTAATGAATTTACAGGATATGTAAGAGATGGATTTGTTCATACAGGAACGAATGGACTTTTACAAGCACATATGTCTAGTGTGGCATTAAAGAAAGTTGCGGAGGACAATCGTGTTCGCATGATTAAAACTGATTCAAGAAAACATATTGATGGATATGCATCTGTTATTGATGCATATACAGTAAGACAAAAATGGTGGGATACATTTAAATACCGCCTTGAAAACAAGAAAAGGAAGGTGAATTAGTGGCTAAAAGCAGAAGAAAAAGATTTGGTTTGCTAGGAAGTCTATTAGGACTAAATAAGCCAGCACCTAAACAAAATCAATTACATTCAATGTTTGCAAGCTTAGGTGGATATTCACCAGTGTATTCATCATATGATGGTGGAATATATGAGATTGGACTATGCAGAGCATGTATCAATCGAATTGCTACATCATGTGGAAAGGCTTCACCTGAACTGACAAACAAAGACTACAAAAGTAAGATATATAACTATTTGGTTAAGAAAAAGCCAAATCCTTATATGACAGCTAGTCAATTTTACAAAAGGCTGGCAACTATATATTTTGCAGAAAACAATGCTTTCATTATTCCAATTGAAGATGAATATGGAATGATAAAAGGATTATGGCCTGCTGTTCCAAGTCAGTGTCAGTTAAAAGAAATCAATGGTGCAGTTTATATTTATTTTAATTTCATCTATGGCGAAACAAAATTGATTGAATACAGCAAAGTAGGACATCTAAGGCAAATGCAGTATAAAGATGATTACTTTGGTGATGTAAATGATGCATTTGATACAACAGCTAAATTGATGCTTGCTCAGGAAGAAGGAGCAATCAATGCGATTAAGTCGAGTTCAATTGTTCGATTCTTAGCTAAAATTTCAACACCGATTGATGATGATGAGGATTACAAAGAGCAACAGAACCAAATCTTAAGAAATAACCTGAACAAGAATGAAACAGGTGTATTTCTTATTGATAACCGTTTTGATGAAGTAAAACCGATTGAAAGTAAACCACTGTTAGTGGATGCCAAGCAGAAGCAAGCCATTGAAAATAGTGTATACAGCTATTTTGGAATTAGTGAAGCTATTTTACAAAATAAATATAAACCTGATGAATGGAATGCATTTTATGAATCAATTATTGAACCATTCTTTATTGAAGTTGGAGAAGTGTTGAGTGGAATGTTATATTCCGTAAATCAGATTATGAATGGTAGTGAAATCATTCTTACAAGCGATCGTTTACAGTATGATTCAACACAGACAAAGCTGAATGTTGCGACTCAAATGTTCGATAGAGGAATGATTGATACGAACGGGGCATTAAATATTATGAACAAAGCGCCTTTACCAGATGATGAAGGTAAGAAACGTTTTATTCGAGGTGAATACATCCAGGTAACTAAATCAAATCAAGGAGGTATTAGTTACAATGGCGAAACCGAACCACAGCAAAATCCAAATGCGCTCAATTCCGTTTCAGATGAATCCGGTGACGGAAAACAAACGGATTGATACTCAATACTATGTTGAGGGATATGCTACTACATTCAAGCCTTATGTGCTTTATCGAGATTACGAAGGTAATGATGTATATGAATTGATTGAGCGTTCAAGTTTGGATAACGCTGATATGAGTGATATCATCTTCCAATTTGATCATGGAGGAATGGTATATGCACGTACAAGCAATGGTTCACTTATTGTTGAAGTAGATGAACATGGATTGTTTGTTGCAGCAGATTTAGGAAGAACAGAAGCTGCAAAACGTTTGTACGACAGTATTCAGGCAGGAATGGTGAATCAGATGTCATGGCGATACATGGTGGATGAGGAATCATATGATAGAGATACAAAAACGTGGACAACACGTAAAGTGTCAAAAATTTATGATGTTTCGGCAGTGTCGATTCCTGCAAATGATCAAACGTCTATTGAAGCAAGGGCAAAGTCTTTAATGGATGAAGAACGGGTTAAAAAAGATAATGAAAAGAAACGAGAAAGACTGAGTTTGTTGTTGCAGATTAAGGAGGCTATTAATTAATGTTTACAGAGCAACAACTAGCAGCATTCAATGCAATGAATCACGAACAGATTCAAAAAAGATTTAAAGAAATTCAAGATGAGGTCAACAAAAACGATCCTAATACAGACTTGGAAATGTTACAGGCGGAATTTGATATCCTACAAAAGCGTGACAAAGAGTTACAAGGCCAGGTTGCAAAACGTCAAGCGTTCTTAGATACTATGGCAAAATCTATTGAAGATGAAGAAGAAACTTTTGTTAAACAACAGGAACAAGCTCGTAGTAAAGGACATCCAACAATGCCAAAAGGATTGTCAGAACGTAAAAAAGGAATGGAAGACGATATGGAATATCGTAGTGCATTCATGGAATTCGTTCAAAAAGGAAAACAGTCAGAAATCTTAAGACAACGTAGCGCAGAAGCAGGTGTGGCAGCTGATCTAGGTATTTTAATTCCTGAAACAATTGTTCAGAAAGTAATGACTGAATTAAGTAAATCACGTGGTTACTTATACAATGCGGTATTACATACTAATTTCCGTGGTGGTGTTAAATATCCTATCGGTTCATTCAAGGCTACATTTAAACGTATCACTGAAACAACAGTATCTGATCGTCAAAAGGCCGGTTCTGTTACAGAATTTGTACAATTTGGATATTTGATTGGTGAAATTCGTTTAGCACGTACATTACTACAAACAGTATTGACTGTAACTGCATTCGAAACTGAATTAGCAAAAGTTATTGTAGAAGCTTATTTGGAAGCTATGGATCGTGAAATTTTAACAGGTAACTCTACAAATAATGAATGTGAAGGTATCTTGACAGAAGCTAACAAATCAGGTGGACGTATTAAAGCGGACCATATCATTGAATTTACGGAAGCAGAAATGAAAGATTGGAAATCATGGCAAACAAAATTGTTCGCAAAGATTCCTTTATCAATGCGTAAATTAAAACCAGAGTTTGTTATGACTCCGGCAACATATGAAGCAAACATTAAAACATTGGCCGACGATAATAATCGTCCTGTTTATGCAGAAACATATAATCCTATTGATGGTGCAGAACGTGCTACATTCAAAGCTAGAACTGTAAATTTCGTTGAAAATGATACTTTCAAGGATTTTGATGAAGCACAGAACGGTGAATATTTCGGAATGTATTGGGTAGGAAAAGAAGCCTATGCAATCAACTCAAATATGCAGTTTGGTGTGAAGAAGTACTGGGATTATGAAAAAAATGAGGAAGTAACTCAGGCTTTAGTTATTAATGATGGTAAAGTACTAGATCCTCAATACATCTTCTTGTTAAAAAAAAAAAGTAGCTTAAGCAATGGAGATGTTACGAAAGATGAAAGCCAAACAGGAACACAATCATTACCTGAGGATGAACCTGTTGCAACAGATGAAAGCCAAACAGGAACACAATCATTACCTGATGAAGAACCTATTGTATTAGATGATGAGCCTAAGAAAACCACTCGAAAAAGCAGTACGAAGAAAGCTTAGGTGATAGATAATGGAGTTCAATATTTCTGAAAGCCTTCTAGAACGTGTTAGAACCGCTGCTACAAGAGCTAAATCACGCGCATATGATGATGAAATCAAAACATATATCAATGCATGTTTATACGATTTGGATAGATTAAATATCTTATTTGATGAGGATGAGTTAGAAGATGAAATTGTAGTAGCGGTAATAACATATGTGAAGTCAAAATTTGGTACAACGGATGCTTCATATAAAGAATCAATGGCTAAAACGTATGATGATTTACGTCAGATTCTTATGACAGATAAATCCCATAAGAAGGTGACATAGTATGGCATATGAATATACTCGTGAGAATAATCTTTATTATGATGTGGCATATCTGATTGAAAAAGAAAGATATGTTGATGAAGATGGTGTGGAACATGTTAACGAAACGGAGAATGAAGTTTTTTGCCGAGTTGGTGGAATTTATTCAAAAGAATTTAATGAAGCCTACCAGGCAGGCATACAGTTAGCGTATAAGCTTGTTATTCCAAGCATTGATTACAATGGTGAGACAACAGTGAAATACAACGACAAAAAGTATGCGGTTTATCGTACGTTCCCATCCGGAGATACGATTGAACTATATGTTCAACAGGATGTTGGAGAATGGAAACAGTAAGAAAACAAATCGTTGCTAAATTCACTGAACTTTTAGGTGAAGGACAATTTGTATATGGCAGTTTCAAGTCAAAGCCCCATACTCCATATGGGAATTATGCATTGGATTATACAAATAATTACTTTGCAGACAATAGAACGTATTGCAAGATTGGAACTTACATATATAGATTAGTGACTGATCAAAAAGATTTTGAATTAGAAGCTAAAATCGAAGACATGTTCGATGAATTAGAAATACCATACCAAACTATCACAGATGAAGATATAAAAGCTCAAAAAGTACACTGTACAGAATGGACGGTGACATTAGTTGGCCGTCAATGATGTATATTGCGATATGTCGCAGCTTGGACAAGAAATTAGAAAGATGATTCAAGAATATAAAGAGCATTCTTTGGCGCAGATTGATAGAGCAGTAGAAGAAACTACAAAAGATTCTAAAGATATTATTAAAGCTAAGGCCAATGTAGATCATAGAAACACACGCAGAAAGGGCAAATATAAAAGGTCTATAACATATAAGATTGAGCGTGAGTTAGCTCATACACGCGGTGTTATTTATGCGAGTGGCCATGAATATTCATTGACTCATTTACTAGAAAACGGACATAATTTATGGAACTCTCCTCGACGTACACGTGCATTTAAGCACTGGAAAGATGGAGAAACAAACGCAATCAAGGAACTGCCAGGTTTAATCGAAAAATATTTGAAAGGATAAAAACTATGGCAGATACAAACAAAGTTAAATATGGAATTAAAAATGTACATGTAGTTCCTATTGAGTCTGAAGAAGGTGGAAATATTACGTATGGTACACCTGTAGCATGGAAAGGTGCTAAATCATTAACACTAGATCCGGAAGGAGATACAAATACATATTATGCAGACAACACTGCATATTTTACAACAAACAGTAATAATGGATATTCCGGAAGTATTGAAATGACATACTTGGAAGATGAAATTAAAAAAATGATTTTTAATAATATTGAAACAGAGGAAGGTAACTTGGCTGAAGACGCTAACGTTCTACCAAACAACGTAGGCTTAATGTTCCAATTTGAAGGAGACAAAAATGCGACAAAACATATGTTCTTCAAAGTGGTATTTGCTCGCCCATCTGTTGAAGGTGAAACAAGAGAAGAAAGTATTGATCCAAATACAACAACTATGGATATTACAGCTATTCCTGTAGAAAAAGATGATCATGCATGGGTAAAAATTGACTGCAAAAAAGGTGATACAAACTATACTAGTTTCTTTACGACTGCGCCAAAATTACCTACACCAAAAGCTAGTGAAGTGAGCCAAGTGAGCCATGAAGCCGGTACACCGGTAGAAGTACAAAGTGATGATGGCAAGGAAGTGAGCGCATTATAAGAGGGGCAACCCCCTCTTTGTGAGGTTATATGGAAACTACAGTAAAAATCGAAGGTAAAGAACACGGTGTCCTATATAAAGGGATTACAGCACGTATTTATAGAGAAACATTCAATCGTGATTTATTGATTGATATTCAACAGGCGCAAATGAATTTTGATGAAGGTATTAAAAAAGCGGTAGATGAAGACAGAGGGGATGAAAATGCATATTTCATTCTATTAAAAGAAGTTGGATCGGAATTTTTTGAACGTTTACTATGGGCCTGCATCAAAGCGTACGATGTTAAAAATAACTTGGTTACTGAACCGTTTAATGTAATGGTAGATAATGTTGATGATTATGAATCATTTGTTTTAATTGGTGTTATTTTATTTGAAAAAATCGTTTATTCAAATAAGGCCACAGTTGAAGATGAAACTGAAAAAAAAGATGAAGAAAATAAGAAAAAAAAAGATTAACAAGCTATTCTGAATTAATTTTAGGATGCATGAATCTAGGGCTAAAAATGGATGAAATAGACAATATGGATATTGGAATGATGTTTGATTTAATTGTTGCAAAAAACAACATGACAAATCGAGCTGAAAAAAGCATTAATAAAAAGAAATCCAACGTACGTATGGCAACCCAAGAAGACTTTGACAGATTTTAGGAGGTACTAAAATTGTCAGGCTATAATCAAATAAAAGGTATCTCCGTAAAGATTGATGGAGATACTACAGGATTTCAGAAAGCGATAAATGAAATCAAAAGAGAAACATCGGGATTAGACAAAACAATGTCTAAGCTAAAAGCTTCGATGAAGCTAAATCCGAATGATTTCTCGTCATTTGCAACATACCAAAATCTATTAAAGGATAAGATTCAGAGCACTTCTAAGCAATTGGATGTCTATAACAAAAAGCTTAAAGAATATCCTAAAACACAACAACAATGGACAGATCAAGTTAACAAATCAAAAGCCACGTTATCGCAATATCAGACTAAATTAAACAGCACTGAATCGGCGATGAGTGCCTTACAAAAAGAATATAAGACAAATCAAACTCAAATCCAAGCATGGAAAGATGCGATTGGTGATAGTTATCACACTACAGAACAATGTGAAACCGCAATTTCAACTCTAGCTGCTAGAAATAAAGAACTTACAGTTTCTATGAAGGCAAATAGTGCTTCGCAAAAGGAATACAATGCAAAAATTGCGGAACAAAAGAAAAATCTTGTTGACTTAGGAAGCACGTATGAGGAATCGCAAAGGACGTTTAATGGTCTAAGAGCTGGTGCAGCAACATTAAACAATGAATTAAAGAGTTTGAATAAAAGCTTTATTACAGATAATGAAAATATATTAAAATTATCACATTCATTTGGTGTTGCCAGTCAGAAAGCAAACCAATTTGCAGAAACTATTAAACCATTGTCTGCGTTGTCAGCAGCGGTTATTGTCGGAGCAACAAAAACTGCAATTGATTTTGAAGATGCATGGACTGGTGTTACAAAAACAGTAAATGCAACCCCTCAACAGTTTGAAAAAATCAATGCAGGCTTAAAAGATCTTGCACAAAATACATCGAGTACATATCAAGATATTGCACATTATGCAGAACTTGCAGGACAAATGGGTATCCCTACAGATTCTATTGTTGGATTTACTAAAACTATTACAGAATTGGGTGATACTACAAATCTTGTTGGTGAAGAAGCAGCACAAAGTATTGCCAAGTTCTCAAATGTAATGGTTTCGCAGTCTAAAAAGACGAATACATATTATTCTCGTTTAGGTTCTACAATCGTAGATTTGGGAAATAAGTTCTCTACTACTGAAGCGGATATTATGGATATGGCTACTAGGCTAGGTGTTGCAGGAAAAATGGTTGGTTTGAATTCGAACCAGGTATTAGGATTATCTACTGCATTATCTTCATTAGGTATTGAAGCGGCCGCCGGTGGTAGTTCTGTCTCTAAAATGTTAAAGACAATTGATCTATCTGTTTCTACTGGAGATAAGAAACTACAAAAGTTTGCAGAAGTGTCTGGTATGACTTCTCAACAATTCCAAAAGGCTTGGGGAGAAGATGCAGCAGGAACATTCTTAAAGTTTGTAGAAGGTATTGGAAAATCGGCGGATGTTACAAAAACATTGGATGAATTAGGCATTAAGGAAGTACGACAAGCACAGTCAATGGGTGCTTTGGCACAAAGTTCGGATGTGTTGGCTAGAGCATTAAATGTTTCTCAAAACGCATGGCAAGCGAATTCAGCCATGGCAACTGAAGCAGAAAAGCGATATGGAACATTAAAATCTCAAATGTCACAGACATGGGAAGCAGTTAAACAAGCCGCTGATGAATTGGGCCAGGCGTTTACTCCTACTCTTACATCTATTTTAAAAGTTGTAAAGAAAACAGCGAATGCATTCTCTAATCTAGATGATGGAACGCAGGAAACGATTGCTAAACTATTGTTGCTTACCGCAGCATCATATCCTACCGCAAAAGGATTAGGAAAAATATTTAGTGGCGCTCAGAAGTTGACAAATGGATTTGGAAAAGTTTCTTCATGGGTTGGCAAAACGGCAAGTGAACTAAACGATTTAAGTGGCCCTGTAGATAAAACTAATGGATTATTGACGAAATTGTTTAAGAAAACTGGAGTTACAACTGAAGCATTAAAAAGTTCAAGTATTGCATTAGGTGGAGTTGGGATAGCTGTTGGATTGGCAGCTGCTGAAATTGCAGTGTTAGTTCCTATGTTTGAAAAGGCAAATAAAAAAGCTTTAGAAAATGCTGTTAAGAATGATGCAGTAGCTCAAAGTTATTTAAAAGTTGTAGACAGTGTTAGTTCGTTCAATAAAAAAATTGATGAATATAAAGAAAAAACAGAAACTATTTTGGCTACAAATGAACAGAATATTAGTCAGTCTAATTCTTTGATGAGAACGATTGAACAATTAAATGGTGTAGAAAACAAAAATACTATACAGAAACAAATGTTGCAAGAAGCTGTTAATCAATTGAATGAAATCTATCCTGATCTCGGTTTAACAATTGATTCAAATACAGGAAAAGTTGCCGACAATACAGGCAAGGTGTTTGAAAACAATCAAGCGTTAGAAGAATACATTCAAAAAGTTCAAGAAGCTGCTAAACAAGAAGCGTATGCAGAAGCGATTAAAGAACAAACAAAATCTTTAATTAAGCAACAGATGAAATATAGTGAAGTAGCAGAGAGTGTTCATGGATTAAATGACAAGATGGATGAATTGAAAGCCAAACAATCACAAGCATTTAAAGATGGGGACACTGAAAAGGCATTAAAGTATCAAACTCAGATTGAGCAGTTGAGAAAGAAAATAGATGAAGCAAACGGTTCTTTAGCAACTATGGCAACTAAAATGCAAGAAACAAATAAGACTTTACTAGATCTCAACAATCAGGCAGAAACGGGTGGCTATACAAAAATTGGAGATTCGTTAAAACAATCATTACAAGGTGCTATAGATAAAGCTGGTGAAGCGGGTATTCAAATTCCTGAAAAGTTAACAAGCGGAATCATGAATGGCACAGAAAGTTATCAAACGGCAAGTAATTTTGTGGCATCTATGATGACATTTCAACAGTTAGTTGATAATGCAAGTGCAGCTGGTCTTAATATTCCACAAGACATGGCTTACGGTATTATTTCAAATGCAGGAAGTGTATCAGAAGCTAATACTATGCTTAACAATCTAATTGAGTTTGAAGAAGCTTTGACTAAATCCGGATATGATGGCGAACAAATTTCAAAACTTTGTGCAGAAGGCATTGCGAAAGGTGATATCACAGTTTCTGAAGCAATGAAGATTCTTGGAAACGGCGGAGTTGATGCTTTGGAAAAAGCATTAAATAAAGCTGAAGGAAAAGCAGATGATACACAGAAAAAAGTTGTGAATGCTTTAAGTAAAGGAAAGTCAGGTGCTGGAACTGCTGCAACAGGCACAGGTGATTATTATACACAACAACTGGGTAAAGCATTATCTCCTGGAATACAAAACGCAAAGAGTCAACTTCAATCTCTACAAAGTCAATATGAACAATTATACAATGCAGCAAAGAAAAAAATAACGTTTACGGTAGAAACAGTTAAAGTAAGTACAGATAGATATGTTAGTAAGCAAAACATTGATGATATGTCTAGACCTGTTCTTACTGATGTTGCTCCAATGAGTGCAGATTCTATTGCAGCGTTGGCCGATACTAGTCAATATGCTTCTGTAGATACAGTGGACACAGCATTTGTAACGGGTGCAGCAATTAAATCTACATCTAAGGCAACAAATATTAATATTAGTGGTATCTCAAAAAAGATAGATAAGCTTATTGATACAGTTATGAATACTAACCTAACAATTAATCTACAACCTATGCAATTGGACGGAAATGTTGTTACAGATACTGTACAAGAAATTGTATCAATTCGAGATATGCTAAAAAATATAGGGAAAGGAGTAGCTTAGAATATGTATACATTACAATTCACACCTGAAAATCAACCTTATACAATTTACAAAAATATTAGTAATTTGTTGAAGATAACTAGTGCTCCAATTATCCCTTTTTCGGAAGAAATTGTAGAAACATCAGAAATGGGAGACGGTACAACATCGTACCGTCACACTGGTGTTCTTAAAGATAAAACGATTGAGGTTGCTTGTAATTTTGTAGTTCAAAACAAAAAAGAAGCTAATGAAAGATTGTATGATATTAAAAAATATTTTGCAGGTGGGAAAGGATTGTTAAAATTCCCTGATGAAGATTCTGACCATTTCTGGAAAGTGAAGAACATAGAATATAACATTTCAGAAAGATGGCATGGTTTTATGTTTTCATTGACTATCAAATTCACTGTTGATGGATATAGATATATTGATAAATATGCTAGGCCAATGCAGATTTCGGTATTTGACATTACATCAATTGTAAATCTTTACGAACCGTCATATCCTACGTATAAATTCTATAACACATCAGAAAAGACTGGCTGGATTTCTATTACTTCACTTACTCATAACCGCAGTTTTAAAATATATCAACCGTTTGCTAAAAAATACAATTATTATCAACCAGGTAGCATTGATAATGCACTGGCTGTTAAATACATAGAAATAAACTCTGAAAATGCATATATGAAAACTGTTTATGAAAATGGATATTTCGAATATACGACATTAAAAACAGAAGGATCATTTGAAAATTTAAAAATTGAATATGGATCAAACGACATAGTTATCAATACAGAAATTGGATTGATTCGTACTGAAATATTCAGAAACTTTAAGGAGATTTGATAATGATACATTTATTTTTGTCTAAAAAAAATACAACATATCAACAAATGATTGAGCGAAATGGAAATATTGTTCTTAAGAACTGCAAAAGCGCAAAAGCAACTTTTGAAAGAAACTCAATCTGGTATGTGGAAATTGAATTTCCAAAGAGTGAATTATTGGGAATGAAAATTTCAGAAGAATCTGTTTTTAAAGTAGATTTAAACTTTGAAACAGCGCAACTATTTAGAATGGTTTATTTTAAAGAAAATAGAATTTCTGATACTTATGTATGTTATGCAACGCATATATTCTTTGACTCTCAAAAAGAAATATTTGTATTTGATGATCGTACAGTGAATTCAACGTGGGATGGAGCTATTAAAACTGCCAATGATATTATCGAAAAATCAAAATCTAAATATCCGTATCATGTTTATGGTGATAGGTGGTACGAAGATTACAAAAATATAAAGCCAGAAGATGGTAGAGAAGTACATATTCACAATGCTTATAAAACTGATTTGTGTGTAGATGTTCCATCAGCAAACGAGGATATAGCAACACAATTAGAAATGTTTAAAGCTAACAATTCACCTGCTCAAACATTTGTTTTAAAAAAATTTTCGGATGAAATTAATGGAATTCATGAAATCTGGTCTTTTATGTCGATATGCTCATGCAGATGGATATGTGCTGAGAATTATGAAGACAAAAATTATTCTAAAATCGAAACATATTGGCTTAGAAATAATCCATCGAATACAAATATGCATTGGGAAGATTATTGGGGACTTATCTATTTGCCAGAAGCTAATGGATATAAAATCGTTAGACCTACCGATAAAAACTACAATTGGTGGCCAGGCGGTGATGGAAGCGGTTTAACGCAAGGAGTGAAAATACAACTATATTCACACGGAATAGGTAACAAATCACAAAGTCTTTGTTGGCAATTTGAGGATAAGGAATCAACACAGACAGCCTATTGGATTCGTTATAATTTGATTCAATGTCTGTTTGGAAGTGAAGATAATTCTATGATGAACAGATGGCCTGAATGCGAAGAACATAGATATGTTGCGATGTTTGATAATTATGATTGTTATTTTGGCAAACCTAATGGTTATAAAGCAGCGTTAAAGCCAAAAGAGTTCTATGTTGGTTATAAAGAAATTGTTGACTACACAAAAAAAGTATCTATGGAAAATGTTGTTACTGGAATAATTCCAAAGGCATACAATGGAAGAATTTTGCCAAATAACGAGATAGTTAAATCTAGTAAATGGGATGAGAATGAAATACACCGCATTGAAGTAAAAGAATATTCGGATGTTAAATTAATGGCTGATGATTCGTCGGCTTCAAAATCTACGTTTGGCGTATTTAAAAACGAATCTAATTTGCAAGCATATTTAAGATACATAGCAGGAAAAGATTTAAAAAATGAATTGCAAAATCCGGATACGGAAACAACTATAAAATTTGAAAAATTGTTTGGATCAAACATTCCTAATGCGAATCAATTAAAACTGAATGATGTTATTTATGTAGATACAAATAATTCAGGTAAAAGAGAAAGATTTTATTTAAATAAAATGACATATGATTTAATCAAAGAAATGCCAGATGAACTTACTCTTATTTTGGAAACGGAGGTATAACATGGCAATTGTATATTCAAATGTAATTGTAAGCTTAACTAAGCAAACATCTGTGCCTATAGTTGAAATGGTACAAGGTGATACAGGACGAGGATTGGATGTATTCGTCAGTGACGATATTATCACTGATCAAGTAGCGTATACGGATGATAGCTTAACCGCTACATTATGGGCTACTAAGCCTAGTGGATTAATGGTTAGTATGGATGCTACATCTGTATCTAGATTTCAAAATTCGAATGCTTACGAAATTAAATTTTCAGATTCAAAAATATTCCAACAGATTATTGCTGAGGTTGGCATAGTACAATGCCAAATCAATGTTCTGATGAGTGGTGAATTCGTAACGTCTGTTCCTATTAAAATTAATGTAATTGAAAATATGGCAATAGCGTTTGATTTGGAATCTAAAGAAGAATTTAGAAATGCTATTGAATTGATGGCAAAACAAAGAGAATACATCAGAGTTTTAGAAGATTATATTAGCAAATTCCAAGAACAGTTAAAATTGACTGTAAATGTGCGTTACGGAACAAGTGATCCAACTGTTTTATCAACGGACAAGCAAGGTGATATTTATATCAAATACAAGGAGTAGAACATGGGGATTGTAGCAAATTTAGACTATAACCAATACTTGCGCGTATCATTTGATGTGTACAACGAGCGATACGAAGGTTCTTATCCTAATTTAAGATACAAAGCAAATGTTCGGTTTAAGATTACAGGTCAATTCGCTATCCAGGCATCGAATACTGTTAAATTTGGTGGATTAACGTGGTCAGGATACATGAATTATGGATATTATACACAAGATACAGGGTGGATAAATATTCCTGGTGAAATAAATGAAGCTATGGGATGTAATAGGCAACGTAGTTTTTCTTGGAATTGTAGTATTAGTGGATGGCCAAATTTAAGTGGAACAGCCAGTGTAAAAACACCTTTGATTTCAGTGCCTGAGTTTGAAACATCTATATCTGATATTGATGTAGAATCTTTAGTTATCAACGGAAAATTAAAAAGCAATCCATACAATTTGTATTGTTTGAGAGTATTCTCGCAAGATAAAAGATTGTTTATTTCAAACAATTTAAATGGATCTTTAACTGTTGATGGATTAACACAAAAAACACAGTATGAATATCATGTTGAGGTATGGAAAGCTGATTTAAGTGGATCGTATGTTAGCCAAAAAATATTAACTGCAACCACACTAGAGAATTATCCTGAAATAAACATTGAAAGTGTTGATTTTGTAATAACGGAAGTTGATTCAGAGTATGACAACGTAACACTTACTGTGCATACGTCAGATGATACTCATGTAAAATCTTGTACGTGGGGAACGCGTGGAAATTACAAAGTATCTGAAGGAACGAGTACCACATACAATAATCTGCCTAAAAACTTAGAATTTGACTTTGAAGTAACGATAGAAGATACACTTGGACGAACCAGCAAACCGTTTGAATTTAAATTTAACACAACATTCACTTATATGGAAGCGTGGGTATTTGTTGGAGGAACATGGAAACGGGGGTATTCCATGGCTCTTGGAAGAATGAATAAACCAAAACTAGATAGTGGAATAACTGCATATTCTTCTGGCGTAGGAAATAGAGATACTTATAACCTTGTTAGATTAAGTGCATATGATGGCTTGGAATGGCATCAGGCAATACCTTATAAGGAGGAATAAAGAATGGAAATTAAAAGAGATCATATTTTCATAAATCAAGGAGATACAATCTATACAGATATTTTGATTAAGTATAAGAATGGACAGTTATTTGTTCCTGGTAAGGATGATTCTTTAGAGTTTATTATTTATAAAGATGGCAAAGAATTGATTAAAATTCCAATTGATGAATCTCTGAAGGTGATTTGCCAAACGGATGAACTTTCTGCTGGTGTTTATAATTGGATGGTTCGTATTGATGTGAATGGAATTAAAGAAACACCGTTAAAAGGAATTCTTCAAGTGAAAGGAGATTAGGAATGGATGGATTAAAAGCAAGACTAAGTTTTGATGCGGTTGCTTATGATTATGATGATGAATATCTTACGATTGATACAGATACACATACTATTAATATTAATAATGTATCTAGATTGTTCGGAGTGCAATATGATGGAAATTCTAAACTGATTAAATTTAGAATCAAAAACACGTTATCTGATATTCAAAAAATGCAAGATTCAATTGTTTATATAAATTGGATTGATTCTAGGGGAGTTAAAGGCCAGTCAATTGCGATTAACAAAACAATTAATAATGATACTTGTGAATTTTCATGGAAAGTGCCATTTGATGCTTTGAAAAATTCAGGAGTATTACATTTTGCGATGAGCGCAGTTATGACTAAAAATAGTTCAAGTGTAATTGATCAAAGATGGTCTACACAAATTGCATCTGTAATTACACCTGATGGAATTTATATTAAATCTTATACACCTAGTAGTGAGGAAGAAGATAGAATTGCACAAATCTATACTGAGTTATCAAATATGATAAATAAGCAAAATGATAATTTGCAATCACAAGTTAATTCACTAAAGGAAGATTTAGGCTATTTAGAAAAAGGTATAGGTGTGTATGAATATATTAGTCCTAACATGTTCAATAAAGATACAGTTACATTAAATAAAACTATTAATGACAATGGAGATATCGTAAATGATCCTAACAATAAATATTGTGCTAGTGATTATGTTGATGTATCTGGACACAATAGCATTGTGTTAGGGTTCTATAATGTTGGGAAATGGAATACACTTAACACATATATTGTTGCATTTGATGAAGGAAAAAATGTGATAGGCAAGAGAGGATTAACGGAAACATTATACAGTGTACCTACTAATGCTAAATATATTAAAGTTGCGTTTAATTCAGCATATATTGATTATGCAATGATAGTTGACGGTGGCTTCCAAGTTGATAAATATTATCCATATGATCGCTATATTGACTATTTAAAAGGAATAAATGAATTAATTAATACCGCTGTTCCAAATGTGTATTATGTAGGAAAAAACAGAACGGATAAATCATTCTCGGCAGTAGTCACTGAAGCAGTAAAGTATAAGAATTCAATGGTATATGTAGATGATGGCGAATACGACATTGAAGAAGAATTTAAAGCTATTTATGGCGATAACTTTTTTAATAACTTTGAACGCTCAGAAAGAAGAGGTCTGTATTTAGGTAATGGTATTAAAATTATAATGTCATCAAATGCAATAATTAAATTTCATTATAGCGGTGATAATGCCAATGTAAAAGAATTATTCTCACCTTTCAACTTTGCTCCTTACAGTCCGTATTCTTCAAAGGATTATGAAATTAATGGTTTTGAATTACATGGTGGTATTATTGATGTTAAAAATGCAAGATACTGTTCACATGATGATCCATCATCTTTTGATAAACCTTATATAAATAAATATATAAATGTTCAAATGAAACTAGATAATACAGAAAATACTGCATGGGGTGCACATAATTGTATTGGTGCTGGTCTTGGGATGTTCGGGGAATTTAATGTTGAAAGTTGTATATTTGAAACAGTTGGAAGTAAAGATACAACCGCATCTATTTCTATCCACAACACTTCTCAACCAAATGCAAAATCATTTATTTCAATCAAAGATAACTATTTATATGGAAATAACACAATTCGTTTGCTTTATTATGGTACAAGCCAACTTAAAACAAAAGCAATTGTTTGTGGAAATAGTGTGAGCAGACAAATTGAACTTAAACCAAATACAAGTGATTCAACAATAGAAAATATTGAGTTAGTTGCTTGGAACAACGAAATTCGCAATAATTAACTAGATAAGAAATTAGTAAATTGTTGCATTTATATAGGATGAAAACTTGAAAGGAAAACGAATATGAGTGGTGAATATCTTAGTGTTATTATTTCTGCATGCATGCTTGTAATTGCATTTATTACGTATAATCGTGGAACACGCAAGATGGATGGCGAGCAAATATCCAATATGGCATTTTTGAAGAATGAATTGGAACATATTAAATCGGATTTAAGTGATATAAAGGATTCAATTTCAGAAATTAAAAAAGGAAGTAATTCAATGGAAGTAGAGCTTTCTCAAATAAAAGAGCAAATAACTACTTTGTTTAAACGTGTAGAAGCGTTGGAGGATCGTAATAAAAATGGATATTAAAGATGCAAACAAGAAACTTCAAAATGTAGAAGAAAAAGTAGATAACATTTATGGTTTTTGTTCAAAATTAATTGATAGAAACTATAAAACAAGTAGAACGATTATTACGGTTTTAATCCTAGTAATTATTGTTCTTTATTCTACTATTGTTTGTCGTGGTTATTGGAAAGATGATCATGTGAATAATTCTTGCGAAGCTAATTCAAACCAACGAATTTAAGGCGGTGGTTTATATTAACAAAGCTAACAGATTAAAAGAGATACGTCCTAATGATGCATTAATACTTATCAAATCTGTTGGATTAAGAAAGAAATATGAACAGGTTTTGATTATGAGATACGTGTATGATATGTCATGTACCGAAATTGCAGATGCATTATGTGTGGAAGTACAAACCATAAGGAACAGAGTATGCAAAGCAAGAAAAATGTTCGATAAATATGTGAGCAATCAATAATGGTTGCTCATTTTATTTTGGGTATTTTATGAGTATTATTCGAGTATTAAATTATTTATTACGTAACCATATAATTAAAGCGTAAAGAGGTGGTTGAAATGTATAACAATTATAATCCAGCACAAGCACGAATTGACAGCTTGATGCAGAAAAGACAAATGATAGATCAACAAATTCAGCAAGTACAACAGTATGCAAATATTCCACCTATCAATATTAATAATCAGATTACACCACAACAACAAGGTAATTTTGATTTTAATGGAAAATGGGTGAATGACGAGCAGGAAGCTAGAAACTTTGCGAATGCAAATTTACCAACGATTTTATTTGATAACAATAAATCTATTTTTTATATGAAATCTTTAGATGGAACATTTAAAAAATTTAAATTTGAAGAAATCACGGAAGATACTTCTAACAGTATAGAAAATCGTGTAAATGGAATCGAAAAGAAATTAGATGATTTGATATGTGCATTAAGCAAACCACCAAAACAAGCTAATGAACAACCAAAGAAAGGAGCACAAACAAAATGAATCCTTTAAAAAGTATTATGGGAAATATGAATCCAATGAATATGATGAATATGGGAAATCCCCAACAAATGTTAATGAATATGCTATCACAGAAAAATCCACAAGCATTTCAACAATTTCAAATGCTTATGAACAGTGGCCAAAATCCACAAATGATTTTAAATCAGATGATGGGTAATTTAAATCCACAACAAAAGCAACAACTGCAACAAATGGCAAAACAGTTTGGAATCAGGTAACAACGGATAAACCGTTATTATAGAAAGAAAGGAGAACATATATGATGGAAAACGGAATGGGAATTCAACCAACTTACAACTTAGCTGAAAGAAATGACGGCTTTGGAGACGGAGGAGGTTGGTGGATTTGGATCTTGCTAATCTTCGTATTATTTGGATATGGAGGATATGGCAACGGAAACCTAACAAATGATTCTTTATTAAATGAAGAATTCATTAAACGAGACATTTTTAACACAAACACAAATGTATCTCAAACAGGTTGTCAAACTCAACGTGATGTATTAGAAAGTCGCTATACTAATCAGTTAGGACTTCAAAACTTGCAAGCTCAGCAACAAGAATGTTGCTGCAACACTCAACGTGCAATTGATAATGTAAATGCTCAAAGTTTCAAAAACACTTGTGACATTACAACAGCAATTCATTCAGAAGGTGAAGCTACACGTGCGTTGATCAATGCTAACACAATGCAAGAATTACGTGATCGTTTAGCTGATCGTGACCGTGAATTATTGACGGCTAATTTCCAATTAAGTCAACAGGCACAATCAGCAAACATCATTAATACTTTGCAACCTACACCAAAACCAGCTTACATTACATGTTCACCATATTACGCTTATAACAACGGATGTGGATGTAATGGCTACAACAACTTATAATCTAGCACATATGTGATTAGGCAATTGCCTTTGGATTTAACGGGATAGTCGAAAGGCTATCCCTATTTTAATAGGAGGATAAAAGAAATGATTAATAGTATTGCTACGGCTGTTCAGACAGTCGATAATTCAAATAATGTTTTGTTTCCTACAGATCGTGTAAGATCAAAATCATGCCAGTGTCCATGTAAAGGATGGTTGGCACACGATCTAGGAAGTGGATTGTTTACACTAACAAAACAAGGAATCTATGAAGTAACTTATACTGCGGATATTACGAGTGCAGCGGCAGGACAAGCTTCTCTAGTGCTTGAACTAAATGGAGAAGTAATTGGAGGAACACAATCTATTTATACTGTTGCAACTGCAAGCGCATATGGAAATGTGAGTGGAGCGACATTGATTCAAGTGCCTTGTGGAGCTTCTTACACAATTACTTTAGGAAATAACAGTGGTTTGGATTTATCTGTTCAAAATGCAAATATCATCATTAAAAAGATTGCGTAGGTGAAAAATATGCACAAAGCAATGGAAGTTAATGAAAAGATAATGCATGAGTCAGTAAACATGTTAGAGAAATATGGATATGCAGAATCTTATTTCCATGCATTATCTCAAGCTTTGGATAATATCAAAGATATTGAAACGATAGAAGCAATGAGAAATAAATATCAAATTGAGATAGGAAAAGATGGGGTTTCAACTGTGGCTCGATTAAAAGAAGATAATGATGGATATAATATTCATGATCCAGAAACAGAAGATATTGTTTATAAGCTTGCAGAACATTTGAAAAAATATAAAGCGTTCAAAGAAGAATACGAGCGTACAAAAGGTGATATGGATTTAGAAAAGTCTCATCGTGAATTAGATAAGACTATGAAATGTATGCAACAAATCGTAACTATGATTCATGGATGCGTTGATTCAGATGAAGAAAAAACAATGATTAAGACACATATACGAGACATGTTTAATATGTATCAATAAGGCCGTTAAATACGGTCTTTTATTTTGTACAGTGTACAAACGATTTAAATACTATTATTAGGATAGGAGGTATTTGTAAATGAAAAAATATAGTAAAGAATGGTGGGTCCAATATGGCTATTACGCTAGTATTAGAGCATTAAAAACAATTGCTCAGACAGCAGTAGGAGTCATTGGAGCATCTGCATTATTGGAAGCCGTTGATTGGCGAGTTGTAATTTCGTCCGCGGTTTTGTCGGGTGTTGTTTCGTTATTAACTAGTATTGGTGGATTGCCTGAAATTAGTGTACCAGAGGAGGAATAATAATGAGTGATAAAGAAAAAGAAGTAAAATTTGAAGATTTACCAGAAGAAGCTCAAACAGAATTGAGCAATGGTAAAGAAGATGGTGAAGAAGAATGTCATACTCAGGCTTAACAAATAAATATATTCCTGCTAGTACAGATAACTATATGCGTGGTAGAGGTGGTTACAAGGTCTGTAAAATCACACCTCATCACATGGCTTGTCAATGGTCAGCAGAGACTTGTGCTAGATCATTTCAGGTAGCTGGAAGGGAAGCTAGTGCCAACTACTGTATTGGTTCAGATGGTACAATTGTTGCGAATGTTGATGAAGAAAATAGAGCGTGGACTTCATCAAATTATTATAATGATTGCCAATCAATTACAATTGAAATTGCTAACGATAATACAGATACGTGGACGATCTCACCTAAAGCATGGAATGCATTGGTAAATCTATGCGTGGATGTATGTAAACGATATGGATTCAGATTGAATTACACCGGTAATGCGAATGGCAGCTTAACCGAACATAGAATGTTTACTGCGACCACTTGTCCGGGCCCTTATTTACATTCGAAAATGCCACAGTTAGCACAAGAAGTAAATGCTAGATTGGATGGTCAAACTGTAGCTCCAACACAACCAAGTACTCCAAGCGCTCCAAGTGGTGAGAAGTACTCAGTTAGTACACCTATCTGCACAAATACATTAAGTGTAAATTGCTATGGTACTGGTAAAGTTTATAAAGGTGATTGGAATGGTACGATTGGTAGAGTGATTAAAGGTGCCAAATATCCGTATCGTGTAGATCGTAATGGTGTAGCAATTGGATGGACAAATGACACAGGTATTGATTCAGACCCTCATGTTCCTGGCGGAACAACAACTCAATCAGTACAGGCTGTATTAAACAGTATTCCTTCAGATTTTACTAGAGAAAATGCTACATTCTATCCAAACACAACATTAAAGATTAGAAAAGCACCTACAGAAAAAGGAATTGATACAGGATTGTACTACTCTAACGGAATGTCTGTCAGATATGACGGATATGTAAAACGTGAAGGATTCGTTTGGATTAGTTGGATTAGTGCTTCAACAGGTGAACGTCGTTGGATGAAAGCTGGTGTGTTAAATTCGAAAGGATACAATACCAGTCCATACGGAAGATTTGTTTAAGGATAAAATTTATAAAAAATAAAATTTATAAAAAAAGATTGACATAATATAGTTTATACTGTATTATCTTTCTTGCGTGAAGCAGTGAGGTACATTTTGGGGTACAAAACAACAAAGTGATGTCAAAACACGCGGATAATGATGTAAATAACATCAAATATCAATAGATACGAGGTATTTATATAATCCCCTCATCTGCTCCATCGAATTTTAAGCCTTTATTTAAAGGCTTTTTTATTTG